TCTTTATTTTGATCAGTAAGCATTTTATGTAAAGGCTTACCATGCTTTTCAACAAACTGGTAAAGGATAAGAGTGTTACCCTTCAAGTGTAGAGACAGCTGAGATATAAAATTGTTCCTTGCTTCATTACGAACAAGGAAATCAATCTCATCATGGTATTCTGTTCTACTATATTCTTTCTTGTTGGCATCCGTATGCTTGAGTACAATGGCCTGAATCTTAAAGTCAGCAAGATGCTTCTGTTCAATAAGTTCAGCAGTAGTAGTTACTTTCTTTACTGCTCCAAACAAACCTTCAAGTACCAACTTATGTGTTTGTGTACCATCGAGAGTTCCAGTAAAGCCTAATCTGATAGGACATTTAGTCATCTTCTCCAGAATAGATGTAAGCGACTTGGCCTTATATTGGTGGGCCTCATCTCCAATGATAACATCAAATTGTTCATACCATTGTCTTGGCATCTTATAGATTGATTGCCAGGTTGATATAACAATTGGTTTATCGCTCTGTTTCTCTCTTCCAGACATGATTGTGTGAATCTCATTCTCATCACAACCATATGAAACAAAGTCACCCTTCATTTGCTCAACTAGGGAGATTGTTGGAACGATGACTAGTGTCTTGAAGTGTTGATTGAACCACTTCGTGATCATATAGATGATTAATGACTTACCAGAGGCAGTAGGGGATACTAGTAGAGCTCTTTTTGTTCTAATGGCATGTAGGAATGCTTCTAGTTGATAGCCTCTTGGCTTAAATGGTAAGTTGAGGCTTTGAATAAAGTTAACAACTAAATCTTCGTCGATGGCTGCAAAGCCATCGACATTCTTATCAAAGACTACCTTATAGTCTCTTGACTCACAAAACTTTTGTATATAAGGAATCAATCCAAAGTAAAGTCTTCTACTCATTGGATTGTATAGATGTATATCGCCTGACCATACCTTGTTGCGGTAGGCAGGCATAAAACGATAACCAGGAACCTTGAAAGTAAAGTAGTCCTTCAGCTCCATCGCAACACTAGCGTCACAATCAACTGTCACATACACATCATTAAATTTTGAGACGACTAGTGTTTCTGTCATTGTCCTGTCTTAAACTTTTCCCAATCAATGGCACTCTTAACCTGGAACCCTAAGTTCATAATTGACTTAATGATTGACTCCAATACGTCAATCTTTTCTTGCTGAACAGCTATTCTAAGGTTAAGAGTAATAATATCTGAATCGCTATCAATATATGTAGGCACGTCTTGTTTCAGGATTTTTTGTAGGAACGGTTCCCACTTCATCTCCTCAAGTGTCTCTTGGTCAAGAACACCTATATAATATTCCCACTTCAGCTTCTTTAGCTTCTTCATGTCTTGCTCAAGCTTTCTAAGCAGTAGACGTTCGTGGGAGAACAGTTTAAAGTACTTGTGGTGAAGTTTAGGTATGTTCAATGCAACGTCACCGAGTTCTGTTCGGTCAACTTTGCTATCCTTCTCCCATTCACCAAATATTTCTTCAAGCTTCATAATAAAGTTCCTACTATACCAGTAGGTATATTATACCCTAAACAGTGTGAAGGGTAAACAGCAAGCATCTAAAGGTCACTGTTGCATCAATATAAGTTAAATCTGAATCTTGAGAATTAAATTCAAGATCACTCAGGACAACAGGGAACAAATCTCTAAATCTAACCTCAATGTTGTTTTTATTAGCAGAATTTAAAATTAACAGTGTACCGTCAGATGAATATGTACTATAGATGTCATTAGGAAACAAAGCGTTTGTGTTGGGAGCGCTAAATTGTTCTGGTCGACCAATCTGATGCATCCAATCAAATATTTCTCTATAGTTAGTTAGATCTTCATCTACCTTGAACCTTACAACAAAATCATTGTACACGACCTTTTCAGGATAACGAATGACCTTAAAGGGTGTTTGTAGCTCAGCATCCTCGACTGTAATGCCAGGAAGGTTTACAGACGTTACATTTAGGATAGTATTAGGAATCTTCTGAATTGCTAATTGATAACCTAATGGTGATAAAAAACTTTTTTGGATGGCCATGTGAATACCTACTGATCTACAATAAATCCGTTGAAACTATTTTTGGTGATATAAATGTTTAGAGTGTACCTGTTATGGTCTGTTCTATTAACATAATAATGTTCACCATGCTTTTGATTTTCAAAAATTAAAGCTCTGTTAGCTTTCCAGCCAACATTATATAATTGCTTGTTATCATCTAATAAAATTGTTCCATTGCCTTTTCTGGGATATAGAAAAACAACTATACTGATATATTTATCTGGATGATCTTTATGGACATTATACACATATCTAGGCTCACAACACACAAGATCGGCCTTAACATATAAATTAGGCTGCAACAATGCTACTAATTTACTCCTAATAACATCTTCAATTTGTTTGGATACTGATATATCATGATGCAATAAAATTGATTTTTTAATTGGCCACAAAATATTTCTAATATCATGCTGACAGCTTTTATCAACAAAGGTGTAGCGTTCATCAATGTCTTTTAGTTTCAATAATAAATCAAAAACATCTTGTGGTAAGAAATTATCTTGAATGTAAAAATCCCAGGGTGTATTAAATTGTGTCAACGTTGGGTAATGACCAGGCGCAACGGGAATCATTTCCCCTCCTTCAATCCCTCATCAAACCTTCTTCCAAGCCTTGCTAAAGGAATAACATGTTCTTTATATGCTTTTGTTTGTCTAAACCTTTCAATGGCTTTAGCTACCTGTGTTGTTGCTCCCTGTATGTCATCACACATTGCACAAGGTAGAATCTGAGTTCTATCTTTATTAATTAGTCGCCATCTTATTCTATTAATCTTTTCATCATTCACAAACATATCCATTAGTGATCTTTCATGCACATTGCCAATTTTTATTTGACTAGACCAATCATTGCAGCACATCTGATAGTTACCATCAAAATCAATGAAGATCTGTCTCATTGGGTGCCAACAAGGTGAGTCACTAATTTTGACACTTTGCCCATTTGGCATTTTAACTACGTTTGTATAATCAAGAATATCATTCCTTCTGTCTTGATTTCTAAAATATCCAGCTCTATTATTGAAAGCATGCTTCCAGCTTTTGCCATCTTCTTTGTAGCTGGGCATATTGTTGATCTGATCAATACTGAACCCATCTTGTTTATAGTAATGGTAAACTTTACCACCACCTGGTAGAGTTACATACTTTTGTTGCCTCTCTTCATATTCTTCTTTAGACTCATAACTATTTAAAATTAATTCATCTAACTTTTGACCAACAGGAGAGTTCCACCACTCATCAAGTTTATAACCATTTGTGGTCAGTCTGACCTTCCATTTTCTTGGTGCAGCAGTTAGCATATCAACTATAGTATCAAATTTTTTATGGAGTGTACTCTCACCTCTTCCGGCAAGCTCAATCCAACCTTTGAAATCTATTGAGAGTAATTCTTTTATTACTATTTCAACTGTTTCAAGGGACATTTGTTTGTTGATGTTGGGATATAGTGGGACAGCATCTAAGCTTCTGGGACAGAATGAGCACTGCCTATTACAGAGTCCTGTTAGGTCAAAATCTAATCTTACTATGTGGCTAAACAGTGGATGATTTTTAATACCATTCTCATCTACTGCTATTGGAATTAAATCCATGGATCAATAATTCCTTCTACCCAATTCTCACACGTGTCAACAATATATTGAATAGATTTACCCTTGATAACTCTATCTTCCTTAATTACTCTGTCATGGATCATTCTCACAAGATAACCTGATCTATCTTCAAGTTCAAACAGCTCTGCTGTTCTGTTGTCTCTTACATACTTTGTCAAAAATCTAGCATTGTCAATCATACATCACCTCAATATTTTGTTACTGAACCATCGTGCCCTACGTGCCATGCCTGGAATGTTATTTGTGGGTATTCTTTCTGTAATGATTTAAAACTTATTAAATTATTTGTATCGTCATCAAAAAATCTAATTCTTTTATATAGACCACTTCTTAGATACTTGCGGAATATAGCCTTTTTGTTCTTGGCACTTGACCCTAGCTTTAAGTTACCAGCTCTTTCAACGTGTATCTTGCTTGTATCTATGCCATGGGCATCTAGCGCTCTCAAGAAAATTTCTTTATTATCAAAGTCTGCTCTAGCTGTTGATATAATAACTTTAGAGCCCTTAGCAAATGCATTATTAATAATTGCCTTTGCTTTACCTATCATCTTAGCTACTGGTGTGGATGTCTTTTCAAATACTTCAGCACTTCTAAACTCACCATAATCAAAAGATTCACTAGCCTTCAACTTATAATGATTATACTGTTGGTTATCTAATGTGTGGACTACCTTACCACCATTCATTACTTTAATCTTAGCCTTTGTGTGGAACAAGGTTTCATCAAGGTCAAACACAGTTAGACCAAGTTCCGCTTGTTCATTTAGATATGTTTTGAATGAATGCATCTCCATACCAATATTTATCAAGCAAAAAAAAGGGCCGCTTTCGCGGCCCTCTTTCTCTATTAAGTCCTTTCGGATTATAGAATGTTGCTTACTAGAACGCGTCTGTAGTATACGTTTGCGTCCTTTGTCATAGCGCCATTGCCATATGCAGCACCTTCTGCGAATGGATTTGCGACCATGCCGTAGCGTGTCTTGAAGCCAATCTTTGGCTGGAATGTGTCTTCACCGACTGCACGAACCATCTGTAGTGGAACGTATGGGCAGTAGAAGATACCAGCATCGAATGCGCTTGCGCCCTTATAGCCAACTGTCATGTAGTTGTCTGTTACGTATGGGTCGATGTAGACCTTGATACGACCGTTTAGAACACCAGCAAATGTGTTGCCTGTGTCGTCAACGTTTAGAGCGTTGCTGTTTAGAGCAGGAGCGTAATCTAGAACACCAGCCATTTGTAGTGCAGATGCGACATCTGAAGAACATAGGATGATGTTGCCCTTGCCACGACGTGTGTCTTTGGCAATTTGGTTAGCTTCGCGTTCTACTTGGAACATTAGACCCTTGAACTTCTCAACTGACCAACGACCGTTTGCATCGACGTCTAGGTCGAATGTACCGGCTGATGTTGTGTTGTTAGCACCGCGCTTAGCTGTTACGTTAATTGTGCGGATAACTTCACGGTTGATTTCTACAAGGATTTCTGATTGTAGAATGTTTGATAGCTCTGACTCGGCATCTAGACCATGGATAGCCTTTAGATCTTGGGCTAGTTCCATTGTGTACTCTGCCTTCAATGCGCGGCTCTTAGCTTCAACAGAAACCTTCTCAATTGAGAAAGCCATGTTTGCAAATGCAGCGTTTGAAGCGTTACCTAGAGCTTCTGCTTGGCTTGTTGACATACCGCCGGCCCAGTTATATGTATTGGACTCTGCGTTGTTTGCTGAACCAGGAGCTGTACCTACGTTACGGTAGCCAGGTAGGTTAACTGTTGAGTTACCTAGAGCAATCGTTGAGAATGCTGTATTGGCTTCGTTGTAGAATGCTTCTGTAGCTGAGTTAGCTTGTGAGCTGTACTTGCTGCGCATTGCAAAGATCAAGCCTGTTGGGCCTGTCATTGGCTGAACGCCGCAAACGTCATAAGCAACTAGGTTTGGCATTGAACGACGAACCAAGCTGATTAGAACTGGATCGTAGTTTGAAACGCCATCACCAAAACCAGCTGTGCCAGTTGCGTTTGTTGGTGTGTGTGTACCGGCTTCCAATAGAGCACGTGCGCCGCCGCCGTTTTCTGCCATTGAACGCTCTGTATTTTCTAGTAGCTGAGCTGTTACTGATCTACGTAGAGTATCCTTAATTGCTGGAAGGTCTGCGTGCTCAAGAACTGGCTGCCACTTCTTTAGAAGTTGTTCGTTAGAAAACATCTTTATCTCTCCTTTGAGGTTTTAATTATTTATAAAATGGTTACTTTTGGACCGAACGAGAAATTGCTGTAGCATATTTCTGCATGATTGGATCAACTACCTTCTCTGCAGGAGCAGGAGCGACTTCCTCATTTAGCTGTTGCTGAGCATTTGACTCTACCTTCTTAGCTGCGAAGTATGATTCCTTGATCATGCCTAGCTTCTTCTTATATGAAGCAACGCCGGCATACTCAATACCTTCAGCTAATGTACGAAGCTTTTCAATCTGTGTGGCAGCTAGGCCTTCTGATACTTCAGTAAATGCCTTGTCTGCTTCTGCGGATTCTAGCTTCTTAGATAGTTCAATATTTTCATTGATTGATGCAGATAGCTTGGCCTTTAGTTCTTCAACTTCAGCGGCTGTCTGGGCTAGGATGTCTAGCTTCTCTTGTGGGGCATCAACATAATGTTCTGTGAAAAGACCCTTTAGGCCTTCCATAAAGCTCTCAACTACTTCGGCCTTAATACCGCTTTCAATTGCTAGCTTGTTCTCTTCTACCCACTGCTCTACTACGTAGTCTAGGTAGCTATCGATCTTTTCTACTAGAGCTTCTTCAATGGCACCAACTTCTTCAGATAGGCGTGCCTCATATTGCTCCTCTAGAGATGCTACAACGCCGGATACCTTCTCGTTGATAGCAGCTTCAAAAATGACTGTTGCTTTTTCTCTAAAATCTTCTGATAGCTCTGAACCATCAAATAGAGCAGCTAAGTCCTCTTGTACGGCCTTTAGCTTTTCCATTGGCATGCCAGCATCTTTCTTGGCTGCCTTTGATGAGTCCTTACCACCAGCTGGGTCTACAGGACCGGCAACAGATGCGTTAACACCTGGTACCTTAAAATCTTCTTCGTGAAGTACTTCTGACATTGTATTTTCTCCCAAAAAATTTACGTAAATTGGTTAATATTATTTATAAAATTAAAGTTTTGACAAGAAGTCAGTCCAGGTTCTAAGCATTGCTTCTTCTAAAGCACGCTTGTTTGGCTTGGCAGCTGCTTTCTCAATCTCTTCTTTATACAGTTCAATCTGCTGAGCTTTCAGCAAACCATTATCCCATACCCATTCTACACCTTCCATAATACCACTAACAAATGCACCTGGTGCTGATGGATCAGCTACAATATCAGCAGCTGTGGCAAGAGTGAAGTCATCCTGGACTTCCATAATGCCATTCTTCTCTTTAAGTGAACCAAGACCACGTGATGAAACACCTACAGCACCACCACCTTGCATGATGTTTCTGGCAATGTTACCCATTGGCGTTTCTAGAATCTTAGCACGACCAATGATGTTTGAACCATCTCTCTTCAACTCTGTGATCATGTGTGAAACACGATCTAAGTTGATTTGTGGGCCTTCTGGATGGCCAAGTTCACCAAATGCTCTCTTTGTGTCTACGTACTCTTTCACGTAGCGATTAACTTCCTTTTCCATAACGGGCATAGGATAGATACGGCCATTTCTATTCTTTAGATCGGCCTGCATGAAGATACCTTCAATAAAGAAGTCCCTCTTGCCATCTTCCTTTTCTTCTGTTATTAGCTTTACTTCGTCTAATACTTCGCAAATTAGTTTCATTGTCGTTGCCCCTTATCGGTATGCTACCGGCACAGCTTTAACAACAGCTGTACCAGATGAAATCTCTAGAGTGTGTGTTGGCCCTTTAATTAAGTACAATGTACTTTCGTCAGAACCTGCTTTATTTAATGTAAATACTGCAACGGTTGTTGTGCTATTGCTTTTTTGAGTAATAATCACACTATTGGAACTATCAGTATTTGTTAGCCTAATAACAGCAGAATTGGCAACAGTGTTTGCTGATGTCAGTGTTATTTCTGGACCTATAAATTTTACGTAGTCTGGCATTGTTATACACCCATATGTTTAATACCCATTTGCCTAATGTGAGTCTTTAGGATAGGTCTCACGTCAGCTTCTGGATATTTTTCTTTTGCGTTTCTTAACTCCGATGCAAGTTTAGGATGGTTACTATACTTGCCAATTAATCTTTCTGCATGACTGGCTGGGATCTTATTACGCATCTCTGCTCTCAGCTCACCAGCAGCCTTTCTTGCTTTCATTGGATTCCTGCTATGCAAGCCTCCTTGTAGTTCACTCTCTTCATTAAGAAAATCTAAAAACTTTATCATGTTTTGTCAATGATCTGCTTCTTAACGGCTTGAAGTCTATATCTCATACCTTCAAGGTCATTTGAAGTGTGAGGTCTTGGAGTAGCAACTCTCATCTCACGCTCCTTGTCATTTTTCTCTCTTCTGTCTTCTTCAGACTCTGTAATCTTTGGTGTACCAGCTTGTCTGTTATCATTGCGCTTCTTCTTATTGTCTTCCATTTCTTTTTTTAGAAGATCTCTAGCAATTTGTTTTTGCTGTGGAAGAAGTGGTAATGAAGCCTCAGCCATTTGTGCTTCTTTCTTTACTAACCTAAAGCCAGCCTTCTCGTGCTGCTTTCTAAATTTTTCTGCTGCAGGAACTGTGAAGTGGACTTCGTGAAACTTTTCACCAGTCTTAGGATTATGGTAGTGCATCTTGACACCAACAACATCCTTAGCTTCTTGCATTGGCTCTTCACCCTTAATGCCAGAAATGGCTTGAAGCATCCAGTGATGCTTTTCATGAGCTGTCAATCTGTCTTGTAGGAAGTTTGAAATACCAAGTCTATTCATTGACTCAGCTAGCTTGTAAGAATTGTTTAGAGAAGCAATTACCTTCTCATTATCCATCATTAGGTCATTGACCATCATTAATGGATTTGTATATGTGCTTACATCTTGTGAACCAAGATTGCCTGGAGCAAGTTCACCAAGAACTCTAATGCTCTCAGCAATCATATCTACTGCACCATGAACTTCCTTGTATAGTTCACCTAGGAAGTCATGATATTGAGCAAAGTCTGGACCCATCACATTCCAATGATAGTGATGGGACTTAAGATATAGGCTAAAAGTTTCAGCTAGCAAACTCTTAAGATTATCTGCTAGCTGTTGTTCTTTTGGGTCAATTGTTGCCTCCATCATGATGGAAAGCTTTGCAATCTTCTCTTCTCTTGATTCTGGAATATGATATGCAGCTTCTGACTCGCCTGGGGCATCGTGGCCATGGTCTTCCTTACCAGGATCGCCTGGCTTCTTGATTGCTGCCACATTCTTTAGAATGTGATCGTATGGTGACTCTGCTGATAAAGAATCCTTACCTTGGAAGTCAAGAACTTGCATACCATGCTTGGCCACAAATTCCTGCTCATCACCAGGAACAGGCTTTGCAACCTCTACTAGTTTCTTTAATGACTCGCGAATTGTGGCCATGACTGTCCCCTTATTATTCTGCTGGTACTTCAGCTGGAGCCTCAACTACTGGGGCTTCAGCTTGTGGATTCATTACTGCTTGAGCAACTTCTGGATACATTGCATCCAACTTAGCTGCTACCTTTGTATTGATTGCAGTTTCAAACTTATCTAAGAATGCCGCAGCATCCTGGTTAATAACTGCACCAATCATATCTCTTACGTGTTCTGACATATAATAACTCCAATGTTCTAATTATTTATCAATCTGTTCAATTAAACCTGCTCCATGTCAGCTTTGCGCTGCTGGAGTTGGGTTTGTTGCTGTTGCATCTCCGCCTGTGCATCTTGCTGCTCAGCTTGCTGCTGAAGGATTGGATCCTCCGCATTCTCTTCTTCCATTTGTTCAATGTCATCATCAGATAGACGTAGAATCTTCTTACGAACAAAGTTACGGGAGTAGTAAACACCAATCATATCTTCCATATTCTTGACAGTGTTCACTCTATTGGTGATAATTTCTGATTCCTTCAACTCTGTGAAGTAGCCATCTTGGACGTAGTCAAACTTAATCTTTGACATAATTTCAAGTAGTTCTTCTTGGGCAACAATACCTTTTAGAACTAGCTGTTTACCAAGAGCATCTTTAAACAATACAGAAAACTTCATTCTTAGACGGTCAACAAACTT